TTATTTGATCGTAAACCTGATTTGTGGCGTTATTAGTTGTGTCGCTAAAAGTGATAGCGCTACTAAAAGACTCAAAAGGGCTTTGTATCGAAACGGCGCTGCCGTAAGCGTCCCACATACGCCCGTTAATAGATACAAGGGTTTTGTTTACCCAATCGCCCCAAGTGCTTGAAACAGTTGTAGCGGCCATAACTTGATTTACGCCCGTTGATGCACTAATAAGTAAACCTGTTTGTGCCTGACACGTTGACATTTGCGTGAACACAGCGGCCGAACCCATCGCATAGTTAAGGCCTTGAACACGACCAAAACGGGCAAAATATCCTTCTACGCTAATTGTCATATAGTCGGCTTGTCCAACGCCACCGGCATACGGTATGCCGTATTGCACTTCAACATTGTTTATAGTCCCGTAAAACATAAATTGCCCACTAGTGGCGTTTGTAATACGAATAAAATTGCCACTTGTTAAAGCTGCAATAGGCGACGCAAAACCAGTCGGGTAACGCATAACAATATTTCCGCTACTTGCGTTGTACGCGTCTAGTTGACGTTGACGCCCAACACTTAAATTTATTTCCTGCACGTTTGTTAAAGCTGTGTAGTTAATTCCGTCTGTGCTGTATGAAGCAACGTAGTTTTGTGCCATTAGAACGCGTTACTTATTTTAATAGGTACAGAACCGTTTTGGCGCATGTACGAACGAAGGGCAGCTACTACGGCGTTAGGATCGCCGCCGTTTACATTGACCGTGATGTTGTTTGCGTTGCCGCCAAAATCGCCTAAACGGTTTAAGGGTATTACGGCTTCTGGGCCGCCGCCTTCGCCAATCATGGCCAGCGTTGGGCCTGTTACTATGCCGCCTTCGGCAAGTGTGGCTAAACCGCCGATGCCAAAGTTTCCAAAGTCAATACCGGAAAAGTCAATACCGGAAAAGTCAAAATTAGAAAAGTCAAAAGACGGCGGGGCAGCTGCGCCACCGCCAGCCATGACAGCCCCGCTAGCGCCCGTGAAACCGCTTGTAAGGCCTGCTACAGCGCCAGCGGTGTTAGCAGTACCGAGGCTAATTGTGTAGGTGTCTACAACCGCCTGAATGCCTGCTACTAGGTTTGCCCCTGCCGTTACGCCAGCTTGGTAGAACTGTTTAGCGCTGTTAATACCTACGGTGTCTGCTATTGACTGTACGTCGGCGGTCAACGTGTTTGCCTCAAGAATTGCGCTAGCGCTGCCTAACAGTTCTTGCGCTATGGCTGTGCCGCCGTCTACGCCTGCGGCTAGTACTTGCTGTAGGGCCGATTCGGATAGTCCAGCAGCTAATAGGCGATTGACTAGAACGCCGAAATCTTTAACCTTCTTGGCTTGTACTTTTAAGTTGTCTAAAAATGTTTTAGGGCTTGATTGTGCGTCGTTTAATTTTTTATTGGCGGTTGTTAAGTCGTCGTACGCTTTTGTTAGGCCTTCGGGGTCGCTGTCTTTTATTGCTTTTGCTACAGCCTTTTGAGCTTTTGCCACGTCGTCTGATGCGTCGGCTACTGCCTTTACGTTGTCGGCCGCTGTCTTTTGTGCGTCGCCAAAACTAAACGACGATTTAACCGAATCGGAAACCGATTTAGCGTAGGTGTCAAATTTCTTTACAGCTTCGTCAAGTACGCCGTTGGCTGTCTCAAGCGCTTTAGCCATTTGATCGCGTAAAGCGTCTTTAAGTACTATAAGTTCGGCCGCTAATTTCTTGGCCGCTTCGGCTAGTTTCTTTTTGGCGGCGTCGGCTTTTTTAGTTGCTTCGGTGTTTTTATCTGTTTTGGTTGTGTTGTCGTCGGTTGTGGTGCCTAAACCTTTAAGCATTTTTTCGTAGTCAAGTTGCGCGGCTGCTGCTGTCTTTGTGGCGCTTGTGTTGTCTTTGTTGGCTTTTACTGTGCCGCTTATTTTCTTGGCCAATATGGCTAGGGTCGCTGCCCCGGCTATGGCGGTGCCGATACCTATAACGGTTGCTACTTGTACTGCTGTAAATGATGTTGCTAGCGCAATGTTGGCTGCTGTGGTAATTGCTGCAATGGCACTAAAGGCGGCCATAACACCGTTTACTAGAATTATGGCAGCTGCTAGGCCGCCGATGACTACGCCCATAGTCACTATTAGTGGGGCGTTGTCGCTGGCAAATTCTGCAAATTTGGATAGCAAACCTACGGCAATAGCCATAACTGGTAGGAAGCCTTTACCTATGTTGGTTTTAGCGTCTTTAATTTGCGCGGTTAAAATACGTTGCTTGTTTGCTGCGCCGTCTGATGTGCGGGCAAAGTCGCCTTGCTGTAGTGATGTTTGCTCGAGAATAATGGCTTGTGCGGCAAGGCTTTTGGTTTGTGGGTCTAAAGCGTCCTTAGTTGATTTGACTAGGCCTAGCTCTAAAGCCTTTGCGCGTAGGGCTGCGTCGTCAAGCAAAATACCGAAACGGCGTAATGGCTCTGCCTCGCCTCGTAGGCCAGCGCCTAAAGCTAGTACGGCATCTTCGGGGCTTGTGTTGTTAAATGATGCTAGGTCGGTGGCAAGGGTTGTAAATTTTACGGCCATGTTTGCTAGATCGGTGCCGGTTAGACCAGCTGCGGTACCGAGAACGCCGAACGTGCCGGCGGCTTTTAATGCTTCGGTTTGTGATTGCCCTAACGACGTTGCAGCCGTTTTGGAAAAGTCCATTATGGCTGTAGATGCGTTGCCGAAAATTACGGCGGTTTTGCTTGTTTCTTCGTTAAAGTCGCTGGCCATTTTGGCAGCGCCAAAAGCTGCTACGGCTAAACCACCTAATGCGGCGACAGCCGGTAGGAATGCTTTTTTCATGGCGTAACCGGTTTTGGCCGACGTGCCTTCTAGTTTGCCAAATTCGCGGGCGGCTTTGTCGAAGCCTTTTGTATCTAGGCTCGAGAGAATTGGAATGTTTAAGGCCATTAGCGGTTTTCTATCTTTAGGTTTGCGTTCATTTTGACAGATACGCGGTCAATTATTTTGGATAGTTCAGCTTGTACTGCTGGCATAACAGCCACAACGCCGGGGCTAAGTGATCGTGAGGCTTGAGCGTTGAGGCCTTTGCCGTCGCTTATTAGGTTTGTAACGAATTGTGAGTTATCTCTAATGCCGGCGTGATCCCATAGCGAGGCGGCAGCGTCCTTTTGTTGGGCTACCAGTAGCGCGTATGGGCGGGCATTGAAATCTACGGTTTGTGTATATGCGTTGTTTACTTTGCGGCCGTCCATGATTAACGGACGGTTAAAAGTTACGGTGCGTTCACGGCTGGCGCGTTTGTTTACAACGGTTTTAACGCCGTCTAGGACGTTTTTAATGTTGTAGGTGGTTTCGTTACGGCCTTTAATCATTGAGCCGCGACGCATGCCCGATAGTGGGTAGTCGGTGGGGATAAGTGAACGTGCCGATTGTACGATCATTCGGCCTGCGCCAGATTGTATGTCTGTGCTTATTTGTCGCCTGAAAGTAGGGTCAAATTTGTTTAACGCGGCAAGTGTTTCTTGTAGGCCAAATACTTGGGCGCTAGCGACGACGGGCATTAGCGCGTTCCCGTTCGCGTGCTTGGGTGTTGAGAACGTCTACTACGGTTGCTAAATCGGCTGCGTCGAAATCTATTGACGGTGGCCAAAAGTGAACCGCTACCAGTAGTTCGGCTAGTTGTCGGCGGTAGCTGCCGACTCTGTAGGGTTTGGGTTTTTACTATCTACAACTTCCAGCGCGGCGCACTCTTTAATAAATTGGTCGAATGAAACCGGTACAACGATATTAGCCATTTTGCTAGCTTCGTATGCCATGTACGCTAGGTGTTCCATTGCTACGCCGTTTGCTAAATCGCTGGCGCGCATTTTGTATTTGCGTTCCCATAGCACCACGACCATTAGGTTTGTGTGTACGTCGTAAGTGCCGTCGTTGCGGGTTACTCGAATGGTGATGTTCATGTCGGGCCTTTTGTTAGGTGTTTAGATCAAGATACGTCGAGGGTGTAGACACCGCCGGTACAGACAATATCCATAGTATTTAGCTCTCCAAGTTGAAAGTTGACTGGTAGCGAGGCAAGAAATGTGCCGGTAAGCGTCATTCCGGGGTTGGTGGCCGAATAGGTACCGGGTGTTGCTGGCGCTTCGGGTGAAACAATAACGGTAAAGGTTGTGCCTACAAGGCCGTTGAGCGTTGCCCATGTTTCGGTGGCTGCAAACGATCCGTAAAAACTTAACGTTAGTGAGTGATCGCCGAGGCCTTTTACGTATTTGTTATCTACATCTCCGAAGCTAGAAGCTGTTAATTGCGTGTAGTCAATGGAAAAGTTGGCGGCCGTACATTGATCCGACATATTCACGGCGTTAATTAGTACATGTGGGTTGCTTAAAATTGTGCTGGTAGCCATAGGGGTTAGTCCTTTGTTTCGGTTTCTGTGTCGGTGTCTGTCTCTGTTTTAGCAGATTTAGCGGCCTTAGTGGTGGAACCTATGCCGATAAACCCGCCAGCTATTAAAGCCTCAATGTTTACGCCGTCGATTGGGGTGTATTTTGCCCCTACGGTGCCTAGACGTTCTGAAAGAATTACGTACATTGTGTGCCTAACTGGTTTGCGCTTGAATGTTTATATTGAGATCGTAGGCGGGTAGCTCTACGCCCCCGATAATAGCAATAGTGGGGCGTCCATCGGTGACACCTACAGAAGCGTTTAGTACTTTTGCGGCAATGTTCATTAGTGACCGTTGGGCGTCTAGGTTGCCCGGGCCTAGTGTGATGCACCGTACGGGGAAAGACATTTTAACGATGTTGCCGTTGAAGGCCTGAAATGTAGGGGCATCGATAAAAACACATGGCGGGACAAGGTTGCGGGGATCGGTTACTACTTGTAAACCCGAGATAGTTGCCAGCTTGGCCGCTAGGTCGTCTAGGCACTCGTTAAATAGGTCTGTAAAGGCGACTACGGGCATTACGCGAGCGTTGGGCGGTCAATACCCAATAGTTGTTTAATGGTGCCGTTAAGGCCGTTGGTGCTGGCGGTGCCGTAGCCGTCAAAGGTAGCCATATCTTGCAGGCCGCCGCGCTGGCGGTACAGCGCGCCGCCGTATTGGGTGGTGCCTAGTTTTACTGCACCGTTCGGGGCGGTCGCTAGCACGTCTTGGTACCCCGCAATTTTTCTACGAGTAAAACAAAATTCGTTTGCGGCAGCTGCGCACGTTGTTAGGAAGGCCGCATCTCCAGCGCTTGCTGTGCCGATGCAGAGCCAATCCTCAATATCGGTGGCCGCTACCCATGTGCAGGCCACTAGACCATTGGTAACTGTTCCGGTGGAAGCGCTGCGTTCTACGTCGTCGGCGGTTAATGCGTAAATAATTTGATACGGCACCGGTTGGTCGTAGTCGTATTCTAAATCGCCTTCGGTGTCTACGCCGATAAAAAGATATTCGGGTGTTGCGTAAACGGTGCGTGATCCGTTAAAAGTGGCATTTACCCCGGCGACGGTGACAGCATCGCCGGGGTCTATGTCGTGTTGCTCAAGTAGTTGTAGCGACGCGTAATTAGTTATTAGCGTCTTGTGCGTAACTGTGTAAATAGCCATTGGCGGCTAAATTCATTAGCGACCGTTGGGCGTCTAGGTTGCCGGGGCCGAGCGTAATGCACCGAACGGGAAACGACATTTTAACGATGTTGCCGTTAAAGGCTTGAA